ACGGCTTCTTCGGCAGCAGCTTGCGCGGCCTCCGGCGCCATCCCTTGCCGAATGGCTTCCTGCTCCATCCGAGCGACTTCTTCGTCGGTGTATCGCCTACCCATGCTCCTCCCATTCGTTCGGCTTCACGCGGATAAGGACTTTGCCGTTAATAACCTTCAAGTCGCCCTTCTCTTTCAAGAACAACCATCGATCGATGGGGATCACCTTGGGGTTCGGCGAGACTTTGACTTCGCCACGCGGGGAGGTATCCCATCGGTACAATCGATTATGTTCCGTGTATTCGATCCAAGCGTCCGTTGCTCCGTCAAGCGATTTGTAGCGCTTCATCCATTTCTCGAGGAATCCCGGAAAACGCTCGAGGTGCTCCATGTTCGAACGCAGGATCGCCGCATTGATCCGATTTTGATTGGGATCGCCAAAGATGTGCGGCACCTGGGCCGCCTGCATCTGGCGTTCGACAATGGTATTCATCAACTGAGATTGCCCCGGCGCAGAGAACATATTCGTGAGAATCTCATTCAGGTTCTTAAGCTTGGCGTAATCCGAGTCGATTGCCGTAAGCGTATATTCCCCTAATGGCAATGCCGCTCTGGCCGGATTGCCCAGTGCGCGCTTATTGACGAGCTCGAACAGTTGCGCCAGAGGTTGGCGGAATTGGTTGATCTTCCTCGCGGCTTCTCGCGCCTGCTGGATGTCCTTGAGGTCCAGCTCTTGTTTTTGTTTGCGCATTGCCGATTCCAGCTCAGCCTGCTCTTTTTCGTTCAAGCCGAGATCCGCCCGGCGGGGATGCCCCGCCGCTCCATGAAGGTTCTGCGGTAGGATCGGATTGGCTTGAGGGACGACCGTTGTTTGCTTGCCTGTCAGGAGATCATAGGCCTGTTTGGCTTGCTGAGCCTGCTCCTGTAGGCTAGCCAACTGGCTTTGTGCGTCCTGCTCGCTCATCAGCCGCTCGGTGCGCATTCGCTGAACATTCACGATGGCTTCCTGGAGTGCTCGCCACCGATCGAATGCGTCCCGTTGCTCTTGCTGCAACTTCTGCTCCTTCTGGAGGTCGAACTTACCTTGATCGATCTCCATCTGCTTCTTCTGGAGGTCGAACTTACCTTGATCGATCTCCATCTGCTTCCGCAGGTGTTCCGCGGCTAAGTTCGACATCTGTTCTCGCTTGATCTGGACACCGCCCGGACCGAATGCAAGTGAAGTTGCTGTGGTCGGATCGGCCTCCCCCGCGCCGCTCAGTTGTGCGAGTAACGCATTGGCGACTTCCAGGTCCGCCATGCGCTTCGCGCGCTCTTTTTCGCCTTCGAACCGCACGTTTCGTTCGGCGATCAGCGGAGCCATTAATCGATCTTCCAATTGTATGGCCGCGACTGGATTCTGTCGAAAGAGCTCGCGGAGGTAATTCGGTCGCTCGACGCCGGGAAATCCAGGATAATAGGGTTCATCAGCCATGAGAGCCGCAGCACGACGAAACGCCTCATCGTCCGCTCGCTCTCGTCCTCTCGCCCAGGCTCGCGCGAGCTCATTGTGTGCGAGTTGACCGAACTGGACGGCTTCCCACGGATTCATGATCGTTTTGCTCCACCGAATCGCTCAGCAATCATGTTTCCAATCATGCCGCCAATGCCGGCAATCGTATTCCCCCACACTCGATCCGACGTCCCAGGCGCGGCACGATAGAGCTGTAGCCCAATGTTTTCTGCAGATTGCTGGCCGGTCGCATTGAGATTGGCTTGCGCTCCAGACAAGATACTCAACGCTTGCGGCCCAAGTTGGGCGGCTGACCGTAACTGATCAAGTCGCAAGAGATACCGATTGAATGCGTTGCCGTATTCCGTTGCCCCCATCTCTTGCCCGTAACGCGTCAACGCGCGCAAGGTGTCTCCACTCTTCAGCACCCCACTGGATGCGGCGGCACCTTCCAGACCTCGCAATCCTTCTCGAAAACGAAAGTCGTAGCCTGGGTCGCGATACACTAATGGATCTTGCGTAAGGATTGCGCCGAAATCCGTCAGGCGGTCGCGTCCAAACTGTTGATAGGGTTGTAATTCCGCCGCCAATGCGTTGTAGCGCTTGACGGCCTCTTGAAACCGTGCGCGATCGAGCGCGACCGCCTCAAGCATGGCGGCCGTGTCACGCTTCGCCCCCTTGGATCCAAACATCCCCCCGAGTACCGATCCAGCAATAGAGCCAATGCCGGCCAGCGCCATTCCAATCGGCATCGTTATGACCTCCCCCAGGTGCGTAACGCCAGGTCGACCTGATGAATGCAGAAGAGCCGAGTGTGTGGCTCAAGAGTTAAAAATTTGTGCTCGACGCCTTTCGGAATATCAATGACCGACCCGGCTTGAAAGACGCCCTGATCATGTCCGTCTCGCCAGAGACGGACAGTCCCCGATCCGACAACGGTCACATGAGCATAGGGATGCACATGTTGCGGAATCAATGAATACATTGCCGGACAATAGATCTCGCGCACATAAATCCCCGCATTGTCCACAATGGTGATGCGCTCGACCGGACGTTCTTCGGGGGTAAATGGACGTTCAACCGTCGGTTCAGGTATCATCATCCCCTCCTTATGGGACAGGCGCCCCTGTGGCATCAACCCACTGCGACGCGGTTTTCGCCCAAATCGGTTTCCCCAAGGTGGTATCAAAATACTGATACCCGATAAACGGCGGAGGAGCCGGACGCTGTGACGACGGTCCTGATCCGGACATCACCGACACCAGGTGCGATAAGTCAGCAAACCATTGGAGCCAAGCTGCCGGATATCCCTGCTCAGCCTGCAGTGACTGTCGCAATGGTGGAGGGGCTAATACTCGCATTAGTACTGCACCATCACATAGGCCCCACAGACCCTGCGTGGGACCGGATCCGTAATCCTGAGCCGAACGGCAAGATCTCGTGCACTCCCACAACGCCATCGGGTCGCCCGACGCCGATATTGTCCAATCTGACCGAGTGGAACGAAGGCTTCATGCCCCCATGTGCGCCCGCCGTCTTTCGATAACTGAATCATTGCCACCGGATCCCCGGTTTCGCCTATGCCAGTCTCGACATCAACCTGAACGGACGATAAGGTGACCATCTTGCCGCCGGATAAGAGGTGATGACTCGTCACCTCGAAGATTAATGGATCGTCCCCCTCATGCTGCCGTGTCCCATCGACTTCCCAGATTATCCCGTCAAATGCATCACAGAACAAGAGCCGCCCCTGCGATGCCAATGCCAACCATCCGCGAAAGAATGGACGACGGTCGCTGATCCGCCGCGACCACAGCATCATGCTGACATCTAACACCCACGTCCCACCATGAGGAAATGTCACCTGCCAGAACGGATGGCCGTTGATTGTATAACTGGTTGCCACCGCGTCATGATGGATTGATGTTTGTGCCAACCATGTCTCGATTTGCGGTGCACGCACTAACTCGACTCGATAGGGGACGACTTCGGCAATCATGTCGCTTCCGACCGAACGCGCCAAGAACAAGAGCCGTCCGTTCACGATGGCCCACCCACGCTCGGCCGCTAAGCCGATATCGACGACCGCACTCGTCACCGGACGATATCCTAACGCGCCCGGAAGATCTGAGGCCGAGGTTGGCCCCCACCATTCGACCGATCGTTGCCCAAACACCACCAATTGGTTACCAATGGACGCCACCGACATGACACCATCGTGCGCGGCCTCGGCTGTGAAAAAATCCAGCGCATTCCAGGTCAGCCCGTTATAGACATTGCTGGCATAGACCCGATCGTCGCGGTAGACCCAGAACCGCCCCATCGCGAACAGGCCGCCACGAGCCCTTATCGGATAATTCGGATCAGTTACTGGCGCGATCGTCTGCGTGCTGCGCGTATAGACGTAGGCTTTGATGCCGTCATTGACAAAGAGCTGGTCGCCCCCATCAGCAATCCATGCCGCCCCTGACGAGGTTGGGAATGCCCCTAAGGTAATGATCGACAGGCTCGGATTCAATCGAAACAGGGAATCCCCTGCGATCAGATACACGTCCAACTCTCCCTCTCGCACTAACGCCGCACGTGCCGGCTGCGCCCCGTATGCTGCAAACACTTTCATGCCCGGCATACCGATCAGCGCAAAACTTTGCCGCCCCGTCGCTAACGGCTCAACGTAGGCATTGACCCGGTCCACTGTGCTTAAAAACGGCACAGCAGCTTGTTCCCCAACGCCAAACAGAGGGATCGCTAGACGTTCGATGGCCGCCACTCCTTGATCAGTAAGGCCTGGTCAAATTGTGCAATCGGCATGGGAACGATTTGCCGACTTTTGATGGCCGCTTCGGTCTCAGTCAGTAACATCTGCAATTCCGCCGTCCACGGGACACCATACTCCGGCGCTAACCGCTGTGCGACTCGATATTGCAACCATGCTTGGTACCCTGGCGGAAGATCAACGAGATCATCCAGTGTGGTATAAGGAGACAATGGCCGCAAGACCGTCAAGACCAGCGTCTGATCCTGGCTGGTCGCAGGAGGAACCAGCGTGACGGTTCCGTTTGGATATGTCGGCTCATAGTACAGCCGCGTCATGGTTCCGCCAAGGGTTTTGTGCGAAATCCGATCATAGTCAATCCGCTCAATGAGTTGGAACACACGATCTGTTCCGTCCGTCTGACGGACATATCCGCTCACAATCGAGACCGGACGAGTTGTGACAATCATTCCCGTTGGCCCGACAGTCCAACTCGATTGACCGGGAACCAGTGGGATCGTCACACTTCCGTGAGCCGGCGGTATGAGCGGATCAAGATTGGCAAGTTCAATGAAGGCATTGAGTGCAAAGAGCGCATCTGACGCGTCATCCGCCGACATGGCTTCCCCTGTGCCCAAGACTTGGATCGTCTTCAGGCTTCGTGTCAGCAAGTCGCGAACCGTCGTCATTCATCACTCCAGGATGAGGCGCGAGCGACCCGGCGCATGAATTCTTTTGCCGGGATCCACCCGCGCTCTCGATAGCGATGCTCTTCCTCGGCGGAATACACGGCAATCGCTTGCCACGACTCTGGCTCATCAGGGCGACCGCGCATGAGTTCCGCACGAGGACGAGCAGAGTTGTACTGATGCTTTATCATCCAGCAATTCGAACAGCTAACTGAGGCCGAATGGCTTTCATTCCGTAAAAGACGTCTACCCTCGTCGGGATGGTGTCATCCATGACGGAATAATCGCGGATGATCCGCATCGAGATGCCATCCATGACTTCGCGCGCCCCCCAGTCAATGCCTTTCGGCATATAGAGGTCAGCAAAGGCAATGGCAAATGCATCCCGATGGTACGCCACTCCCACCTCATAGCTCGCGTTCGCCGCACCAACGAATGTCAGCGCCGCCGCGGCCGCAGGGCTCCCCGTCACGTTTTTCTGCGGACCGGTCGTCACAATCGCCGGCGCAATCGGCAATGTAACCGACGTCCCCGTCGCTGTGACATCCTGCGTAATCACGAATTGCTGGAGGATCCCCGTGTCTACCTTTGTTTCCGGATGCACACGATTGACCCCTGCGCAGGTAAACACCTGCCCCTTTATAAAGGTGCTTCCATTGACAGTTCCATTAATAGTCAACGTCGCACCAGTTTGACCGGCCGTGCTGACCGTCAATCCGGCCACAGTGTTTCCGTTGCGGATTCGTGGAACCATGGTGTTCTGGTACCAATCGAATCCGGCTGATCGTCCAATCAGCCCTTCCCGGTACTGTTTGCTGATTTCTTGGCTGTCCTGGAAGAGCCCTTTGAGGGCGTCAACCATGACGGCCATTGTCATCGGAGACACTTGTACACAACGAGGTGCTTGTGGAGCCAGCGCATTAGCCAGAATGGCCCCAGCGTCCGTAAACGTGAGCAACGTATTCGGGCGCGTCCCTGGCGTCCCGTTCTGCTGAAACACCTCCGTCACGAGTTGAAAGACCTCCGACTCGATGTTGGCCGCCAGAACCGACATGGCGGGTTCGATCACCCGCTCCGAAAAATCATCGAGCTTCAACGTCAACTCTGCCGTGTTGAGCGACATCGCGACGTGTTTCTGTGTGCCGACCACCAGGTCGACCGATTGCTCGATGGTGTCTTGCACGGTAATCGTCTGCCCCGTGCCAACTGTATATTGGTTCGGCAAGCGCAGTTTTACCGTGTCGCCAATTTTGGCCCCAGTTTTTCCAAATTGGTCGTCGTATTGGCGATTAATGGTACCAGTAAAGGTCAGTTTCTGATGCAGGATCATCAACGCCTTCCGCGTGACCTGCACCGGAGTTAACAACGTATTTGCCATGAGACCTTCCTCGCTCCAGCATGATTCCGTTCCTCATCCGTCTCATGTCGGAGGACGGGCTCTCCGCACTGCGACAGATTGCGCGCTGTCGCCCCGCGCTAACGTCCATAAAATCGCGCATTCGGATACATGCTCCGAATACGCGCCGATTCTTTCCGCAACCAGGTCTCGACATCATCCTCGTCGGACGGTTGCGAATCCCTACTAACGCCACCACGAGGAATCTGTACCTGTAGATTCTTCGTGGGCGACGACTTTTCAAGTTCTAACTTTGACGCCAGCTTGCCGATCTCGACCGACGCCCGCGCCGGCGGAAGCGCGCTGATCCGCGCCGCTTCGTCGCGATGCGTTGACAGATAGAGCATCACCAGGGGACCGTTGGCGTCCAGTTCAAATACTGCGTCCGCCACGGACTCCGAAATCGGCAACGTGGGATCAGTGATCATGTCCCAGAATCCCGCTCCATGCGCCTGCGCCACTTTTTCAGCCTCCTGTTGAAAGCGCGTCAGGCGTTCCTGGCGATACGCCGCACGTTGCTGTTGCAGCGCGGTGGCCGTTCGTTCCTCAATGGCCTTGGCCACCTGTTGATCGACCAGAGACTTAATGTACTCGTCGTAAGAGTTCGCTTCTGTCGGCGACTTTGACGGGGTCGACAATTCCGCCAACTTGGCGCGCAGAATGGCATTTTCCTTTTCGATGGCGTTTCGCTGCGCGACCAGTTCGGAAATGCGTTCCTGAAATCGCCCTTTTGGCTGTTTCAGGTCCTTCTTTGCTGCCTGCAATGATGGCGGCAGGTCGTCCGATTCCTTCTCGGCCTGCTGATCGACCGATGCGTCCTTGCGCACCTCATCTGTCTGCGACTCGATCGGTACATCATGATGCTGGTCGCCCATGCCCTCCCCCTTTCTTTACCTGCCCTTCTAACGACCGTCCTAATAGACATAAATTCTCAGCCGTCATGCCAGACAGCTCCAATGCCATTTGCGCGCTGGCTTTTTCCTTCGACTCCGGCATGATGGCAATGATATTGGCAACCCGTTGCCGCGCCGAGATGTCGTCGGCCCACCAACAGACCGTACCATCCAGCATGGTGCCACGAAATAACGGTCCACATCCGGATAGCAGCAACAAGAGCGGAATCAATAGTGCCATCATTTGGCATGTCCTCCTTTGCGCAGAACGTCTGCAAGCTTGACGCCGTCGCGCTCAATAACCCCTACATAACGACCGTATTTGTCACGCCGGCAGAGCGTCATGGTCATCGGCCCTTCAGCAACCCAGGCTTCAGTAGCCGCCCTGGCTTCTGCCCATCCCGGCTGTCGGCGCTCCGGCGTGTCGACATCAAGAACTCGCACATACTCCAGGCCGCCCACGCCAACATGATACAGCGCCAAAGTGTCTCCGTCGATCACACGCGCCACCTGTCCAGGAGGAACGGTCAACATGAGACACAGAACGACACGCCTGCCTACACCTGTCGATTTGTGAAGTAGGCCCATCCAACCACCGCGCATGCCGCAACAACATGAATCAGGTTTTCAACTGATGGCGATGACAGAAACTGCGTGATTGCACTCTGCAACTGATCCAGTCCGTAGAGCCCGCCTAAGATGGTTGTCAGCTTGTCTGGATTCATGGTCCCCCCCCAGTATACAGCCAAATCAGTAAGGTTGTCATCCACCCACCGCCCAATAACCAGCGCATCAGCCGCAGTTGCGCCTGTAGCCCGTCTACGATGCGCCAGTATTCTCGATTTCGTTCGTCTTGCACGCGGAGTTCCTCTATCAGCAAATTGAATTTGTAGTTGAGGTCATCAAGGCGATCGCGAATCAGGTCAAGGGTGTCTCGTGGCATCATTTACCGTACCGCTCCCGTGATGGTTGCTCCGCGCACAGCTCCACGCGTATTCGGCTCAATCGGGATCGGCGGATTTAGATCCTGCTCCTCTGTGGCAAAAATCACGTCGTCCAAGTAAAACGTGGCTTCATATTCCGGGACGCGAACTGCCATAATATCAAGAAAACACGGATCAGTATAGTTTGGACACTCCGGCGTGGTCCACTGAGAAAAATTCGGCGTGTTGAACGTTGTGAAGACTTTCAGCGTTCGCAAACCGCTGCGCGAGGCTTCGGGGACTTGCCAGCTCAGACCCGGCGTCCGTGCCCCCTGCCAATCCGACACCTTCGTCCACGGGTTGGCCGATGATGTCCGCATCCACTGCTCGTACCGTCCGATCGGGCCGTCCATATCAAAATGGATACGAACTTGCATCCATGCACCTGGCGTGACAGGCATATCGACAAGGTTTTCGTATAACACCGTTGCGCCAATGCGATTGGCATCAATAGCCTGTTCGACATTCGATGCCCGAAAGTAAAACGCTCCATCGGTGGGAGCCGGTATCCCGTTGCGATCGGAACTAATCCCTACCAGCCACACGGTGAGCGGCGGATCGTCGCCGCTGTATACAGCGCGACATGGGTACACGTTCGTTCGACACGGGTAAACAAATTTGCTTGTATGCACTTTCTTTCCTGGCAAAATCTTGATCCAAAATTGTATCCAGACTTCGCCAGGAATGAGGATGTTCGGCGTGGCGTCTATTGCGAGCCAGGTATCCGTCTGACACCATCCGATACTGACACAACTGGTTGGATAAGTAGGCTGATCACGAAACGCCACCTCGAATACTAAGACTTTCGAGCCTCGCTCCATATCGTCAACTGTATAGAGGTACCCCGCCCCGCTTACAAAGTCCGAGTTCAATGATTTGACATCCGTCCATCCGGCACCTCTAAAAACGGATGTCACATTGCTGTTCCGATTCGCCACGTACTCGAATGAATCGCTGAACAACACGACAGCTTCACTTGGCAAAACGCTCATGAGCCAGCTTAGACCGATGATGATTCCGTATCGGAGCATGATTCCTCCCGACATTGGATGTGGAGTATCCGTAATCCGCCTTCGCGCGTGATAACCTTCTCAACACATGGATGCTCTCTGATCGCTATCGCAATAGCCTCTCCCTCTTCTCCCGGCCAGGCACAATCAAACGCATGTCCCGTTAAGTGTCGCGAGAGGCTATACTGCTCGGATTCGTCAGCCGTCCGAATGACAGTCTCAATTGCCGCATCGAGGCCGTCATCTGTCGCGCCGGCCACAGCATCGACAATGCGCCGCACGAGCGGTGTCGCGCGATAGGTCTGTTGAATCCAGTCTCGACCATACCGGCGCGTATTCCGTGTCATCACCCGGATCTGCTCATCAAGTGAACGCCTGCCCGACGTGATCCGCAACTGCGGCCAGCGCGCTAACACCCATTCAGCCACCCGCTGCGTTGTCGGCGTTAATCCCCAGGTTACCATCGTCGTCGTAAGCCTGCCCCCATGCTGCCCCCGCCACCCCCACCGCTACAAGATACTCCGCCGTTAGCCAGCACCAACACCATGGCATGCTTCTCAGGCGTACTCACGTTAAGAGTGGCGTCAAATGGTCCAGCCGAACCGTTTAACGACAGACACGTCCGCGCAAAATAACCGTGCCTCCGACTATTGGTATACCCCTCGAAATCTTCCACCCAATCCGTCGGCGGGGTAATGGCATTGTTGTTTGACCCGGCAATGACGGTACTTCCCACAAATAACAGCCATCGATCTCCGGTTCCGGTAATGCTCCCACCGCGGATAATCTGATCGTTTGTGCCGTACGGGATGTTGGCGTACGATTCGATCGGTGTGCCAACAATCCCTCCGTAGTAGGCCGCCATCGAGCACGCGCTGCGGTTGTTTGCGACGGGCCAAGTCCACGTTGCCGCCGATTCGTTTTCGACTGCCATTTTCCAGTAGAGGAATACGCCGCGATCATTCGCGGCTCCGAATGCCCTGGATGCTATCAGGGTCCATCCGGGTGGAGGTGTGACGGCTGTGGTGTTGTGCGTATGCACTGCGGCGATTAAGAGGTCTCCCGCGGTCGTACCTGTCGGCGGAGTGACAGTACAAAATGCATCTGTCCCCGGAACGTCGAGATGAACGGCCCCGCGGAAGCTCGTAGCATACGCAGGGCTAGCCAGACAGACACAGACTATAATGGCACAGAGAATGCGCATTATAGCCTCCGCGTGACAACAACCGTCATGCCAATCAACTGCGCCGTCCCGGTCGCAGTGTCCGACGCATCCGTGCCATGTCGCCCGATCTGTCCGTATACAACGCGCCCTTCTGCGCATGCGGTACAGGTCGGTTGCGATAACATGACCTCTACCTCTCGATTCGCGGTATTGTAAACCGGACCGGTAATACAATTGCTCGTCCCGCGGGCCGGTAACGCCGGATCGCTGGCCTCCCCGTACCCTACGCTGGCCAGTTGCGCACACCATCGCACGAATGTCGTATCGTCGCTCGATGTGATACGATACCGAAAGATCAACGTCAAGCCTGTATAGCCTGACGGCAACCGATACCGCCAGTTAAAGACTTGGTCGCTATCCGGATCGAAATTGAGATGGCCGCGTCCGCCGGAAAGATTGCACGCAACCGTCGGCGCATTCGCGGTCGGCAGGTCAACAATGGCTTGCGCGACGTTGTTTTGGCAAGCCGCCACCTCTAGCCATTGTTCGAACGGCAGGTCCGTGGCGTTACTGTGATACCTGACGATCGACCCGCCTTGTTCATGACTTTTGAGCGCAGAATCGGCCTGGTCGAAATACAGTCGATGTTGCCCCGCGCCCGCCGGCGGACCAGGAGCTGCCCCTTCGCGCAACGTCACTATCCCGATGCCGGTATCGCCGGAGACAAATCCATCAGGACAATTCATCTGCCCGGTCGTCGAGACGGTACAGAGCGACCCCTGAATCGTCGACCCGCCGGTTCCGTTCGCCAGAATGACCGCGCGATCCGTCGAGCCGGTCGAGCCTCCAATGCCACCCCCACCGCCGCCCCCCACACGTGATCGCGTCACCTCACGCCAGACGGTTCCGTCAAGCGTGAGCACCAAAATATCATTGGCCTGCGCAGTATAGCTGGCCGCACCAGCTAGCTGAATGGTCGATCCGTGCTGGATCGTTGTGTTGGCATCGTCGAACAGCAGGTACAGAAACTGCCCCGGGCGTCCGTTTGTCAAGGCAGTAATCGTGCGCGGCAAGGCACTGGAAACGCGCCATTGCGTGCCATATCGTACTGAGGGGGTCGCCGTTCCGTCCGCCAACACAGCAACGCCGGTATACCCCACGTTCTGGGCAGTGGTGAACCGATTCGTGAAGGGATCGACATAAATGCGTGCAGTGGCCGTATCTAGTGTCGCGTGCAGTCGGATGTCGAACCCAGTAGACGATGTGATCGTATTCCCGGCGATCATCACGTCGGTAATCGTTTCCGATGCGCCGGCATCGCCGGTGATTTGAATTCCGTGCCCGAAGCTAGTATTCCATGTGTTATGGATATTATTGTCCAGGATCTGCACATTGCGCACCGTGCCTGTTGGTCCTGAAGCCACTTCGATGCCCATATACTGGGCATGCGTAATCGAATTCCCCTGAATGACAATTCGCTCGCACGTAACAGCGTCACTAGGTATGATGCGGATGCCATACCGAAACGTACTGTTGACGTCAGGCGCCTGTCCCGCGAGCACATTGTGTGCCAGTACGAGATCGCTTGATGAGCCTAACACGAAAATGCCGGCATCTGACGATGTGTTCGCCACGTCTGCAATAACATTGCCAGTCACAGTCGCATGCGTTGTGTTAAGTAGGTAAATTCCCGCTCCATTCGCTTGGCGAATGATGTTGTTGGCAATCGTCAATCGCTGATTACGGCCGTTATTGGTGAGGCTCGATGCATACAGTTGAATACCATGGTATGCCGCACTCAGAACGGTATTCCCCACAATCTTGAGTTCTTGGTTATGGACCTGCTCTGTCCCGACATAGCTGGCGATCGAGAATCCTGATCCGTTCCCCACGGTCTCCACGATATTCCCCTCCAACAACCCGCCCGTGCCGTTGTAGGTGATCGCGGATGCTCGACAGCCGGTCACAATGTTGTCGCGAACGATGTCATCTTGCTCGATGCGCGCAACCGCCACATTGTCCCCCAGCCACAGACACCGCGCGTTGTCGCCGGTACCGGTATTTGAGTCCCGAAACCGATTCTGCTGCACGATGTTGCGGATGCCGCCCCTCAGCACTATTTGTGCGCTGACATTACCAGCATTCCCGGAACCGCCTCCTATCAACATGTTGCGCTCGATCACACACTCTGTGCATTGTGCGAACAGGAAGCCTGCTTGCACCGGTGTTGCCGCATCCTGGAACCGTAATGCCCGCACCGTAATCCGTACACCTGCGTCAATGACCCACAAATATCTGGTCGGAGCAAGGCTGTGCGTTTGTCCTCCAGTCTCAAGGGAGGCCATCGCCACAAATCCGCCGCCGTTGCGCCCCTCCACAGTCACATCGGTTTTGCCGGTCAATCGAATACCCGGCGCCCCGATCGCACACAATCCGTTAGCACCGTCCACAACGACCGTCCCGCCGTTCGAGACCGCCGTTAATGCCGCCTGGATAGACGCGGCGTCATTTGTGACCCCGTCACAGACAGCGCCGAAATCGCGAACATCAAGATAGTAGGCCGGAGAAGCCGTTACGACTCCGGATGAATTGGTAATCCGAATGTCCCGCCCGGTCGAGAAATTCGGGTTCGCCTCCGGCACACCGTTGATGCTGACGTTAGCACCACCACCTCCTCCTCCTCCGCCGCTTATGCGAGCCGCATATACAGGGTGGACGAGTAGGAATAAGACTAAGCAGTACACACTAAGATGTATCATCGTAACTCCTCCGTGCAGGAGACTGTGGCCGTCGTCGATGTCGCTACCATATACACAGGTCCACGTGACAGGATTTCAATGGCGCTGTTCACCTGAATTAACTGTCCAGACGAAGAGTCTGTTAACAGTCGATCATTCCCCCATCGGACAGACCCCCCCGTGACAGTACAAGACAATGCGTACCGTGCGTCATTCGCCGGCGCCACCAACGTTGGCGTCGTGGTAACATTCACCGCCGCCAGGGGTACTGCAACGGTTTGCGCCAGTACAGATATTGCCAACAAACTCCACATTGCGACCCCGAAGTATATCTTCATACTCCCCCCTGTTTGATAGCCGCCACCGCCAGTTTGGTTGCGGCTTGTTGCTCACTTTTTTCCTGCTCCATTTGCACCTTCAGAACAGCCAGCCGCATCTCATGTTCGTGCTGCACAGCTTGCTCGGCCAAGCGACGCTCCGTTTCGATCCGCTGCTTGGCAAGCTCTTGCTCCGCCTTTAGCTGCACTTCGATCAGACGCGCCTGCGCCTTTTCGCGCTCCGCCAACAACAATTTTTGTAGATTGTCCCGCTCCACTGTCAGTTGCGCCAACTGATCGTTGAGTTCTTGAATGCCTGATCCGTCCTCAAGGCCTTTCGGCAACATGGCGCGCAACCGCTTGGCCAGTACGTCGGCTCCCGGTACGTCCATTGTGCCAACCACCAAATCCCCCGCGATCTTCATAATGTCCGGATAGGCATTGACGATCGTCTGCATGGCACGATTGGCCTCCTGCCGCTTTGTCACCGATGTTGGCCCCGTGCTCATCATCACGTCATACCGCCCAATCGCCGGATTGTACGCCGGCATCAAGACGCGCCGATAGGCGTCAACACGCTCTGCCACCGCCTGCGCCGCCGTCGGATCAATCCACACCATGCGCCCAATCCCATCATCCCCAACAATGCGTATGACTTGCGGTGTCGTATAGACATGCGGAATCATGGACAAAATCGCCCGCCCGGTCTGCTCAATCGCCTGAAACCAGTGCTCGATGTAATGATAGGTGTTTACCGCCCCAGGCTCTTGCTGCGCGACAATCCCCGCCCCTGATTGCACCGGCGCCCCGCCAGTCCCTAAGACGGATGGCTGTGCCAACCCCATAATCATTTGCGTGTCGGCAATTAAATTCTGCATCACTGCCTGCCAGCCTTCGGGAATCCCCGGCAACGGCGCTCGTTGCGGAGGCGGCACTTGCTGCCCGCTGATCGTTTTCGGCGTATACCGCAACACGGCACGCGGCACACGATGCGCATCGGCCCACTCGCGTAAGTACGACTCGACCTGCCCCTCCGCTGCCACAAATGGCGCTAACGGCGCAAGAGCCACAGCCTCAATAAACGCCGACGCCGCATAATTATAGGCCCGCTGCGCATCCATGGCTGACGTGCTGATCATCCCGCGATACCGAATCTGCCCCCGCTCTTCGTACTCCTCCCCGACAACACGGATAATCGGCATCACCTCGCCGATCTGGCGCCCCGACTGAATGACGGTGTCCCCCGTGCAAATCGCCCAGCGGACAGTGCCGTCCTCCGTCCGCCAGTAATACTCCGCGACAGACATGCTGTCCTGATAGACAGGATGCTCCCATGGCGTCACGCTCTCCACGTTCGGATACTGTTCGCGAAACGCCGCCCGAGACATCTGTGTCACCACAAACATGTATGCCGCGTCACGCCCATCCGGATACTCTGCATTGGGATCCATCACGACCATGCGCGGATCTCGAATCCGCCGCACCGCACACTCCCATAACCCCGTCGTCCTAATCGGTTGTACGACGACCCGCCAATACCCGCACCCCAACTGACAGGCATGCCGCAACCCTGTCTCGTACGCCACCCTCGCGCTCGAGGTTTGCCCGATCTGCCGAATCAACCCGGCCACCACATCCGCCACAACCTCATCCGCCTCTCCATCCATCGCCAAGACCCGAATGTCCCGCATGTGCAGCAAGCCACTGTTGACGACATGCCGCACATACTGATTCAAATGGTCCAAGACCAATGCCGGACGGTCCCCACGCTCGCGCACGACCGCTTCAGGCCATTGCCGCCCAGCTAAAAACTCCTGCACCCGCGTCCACTCCTCCCAGTCACGCCGGTGTCCCTCCACCGCCTCCCGATATCGGGCACGTGCCGTCTCGATTATTTCATCCACCCGTAGAGCGTCGCCTTTTTCGGGCGGTCCAAACAAATCGCGTCCCATGCCCCTCCCTCTACGATCGTACGCTGCCGACTTTTCGCCGGCGTTAAGGCCGGCGCAAAAAACGCCAGCACCGCAAATGCCTTTGCCGCATGACTGCTCCAATCATGCACCGCCTTAACCGACCACACGTCATGCGTCTCTCGATATGATGCATGATAAGCTTTCAGACACGTCAAGCCACGCTCGCACGCGTCCGCCGCAAACCGACACCGTGGCAACATCTGCCGCACACTCGCAACCTGAATGTGCTCCTCCGTTGGTCGACGCTGTGTGTAGCAAGTAAACCCATGGCGCGTTAACATCGACTCCACTGTCTCGCCAGACGTCAGTTCATGCTGCACGGCATCATGTGGCAATAACACTCCTCCATAATTCCAGGGATGCGCCCGCATCGCCCGCACAATCGACGGCACATCCATTTTCCGAAATTCATCGTAGGCAATTAACCGGATATTCTCTTCCCCGATCTGGGCATACCAGATTGCTGTTGCATCGGAGTATCCTAAGTCGCATGCCGCATAGACCGGCTCTTCCGGCCATGCTTCGACTTCGCCCACTCTCCCCTTCTTCTCCAACTCCTGGAGCAAATCTCCATAAAAACTCCCCGGTGTGACATCTTCAAAGCTACAGAGATACTCCTGTCGATACAGCGCCGCGCCCACTTCCGCCCCATAGAGGTCAATGTATTCCTGCTGCACTGTCCGTAGCTGCTCGGGGGTGAAGACGCTCGTCTCTTCTGCCGTGGCATAGTGCACCGCCCATCCCGGCTTTCCCCGCTGCGCCTCCATCTGCCGATAGACATGATTGTGCCGCCCCCTCGGCGTCGTGAAAAACCGAAAGAATCCCCCATTTTCCTCCACGATCGGCCGCAACATCGCGACAGCCTGCGGATCAGCCAATGCCCACTCCGAAAAATACACTCCGCGCGGAGAGCCGCCGACAATGGCATCGTAATTGTCAGACCCTAAAAACTGTACACGCGACCTCTTCCCGCCCATCGCATGTACTTCAATCGCCATTTCCTGCTCTTTGAATGTCCCAATCCGAAATCCTTCCGGGAAATGCTCGTCTATTCGACGACGACCAGTCCTGGGATTGATCGACGACCAAATCGCCCGCCGCGCATGCTCCTGCTCAGGCAGGCAATAGTAGTAATTGCCCGGCACCTGCGCCGCCCGAACCGCACAATCCGCTAACCCGACCTCATCTTTCCCCCATCGCCGATGCGCCACTAGCAGCACATTCGGCACCTCCCGCTCAAGATCCCTCCATACCGCCAGTTGGTGCGGGGAGGGCTTCCACCCCCCCGCTGGAAGGACAATCCGTCGTGCCCGTGCTTTTGTTGATGACAATGGTCACCCCCTCCATTCCGCCAACCTGCCCGCGAGTGCCGGCCCATCGCAACCGCAACTCCACCAACCGCACCACGCGATCAAACTTCGCGTATTCCCCTTGCTCAACTTCGCGGAGCGCAGGCTCCCACAAGGCACGAATCAGAACGTCCAGGCGATGCAGGTCTAAGGCCTGTACCTGCTCCGCCGTCTCGCGCAAAATCAACCGAAGCGCCCGCAGTACCCATCGCTGTGCCTGCCGCTCCGTTATCCGCAATTCTGTTGCAATGTCTTGGTAACTATACCCGGCGCGCCGCAAAGATAATGCCTGCGCCAAGCGTCCTTCTTTCGTCATGATCTGCATGATGGCAAATCCCTAGATAAAAATCAATGTGTGACTGGGGAACGGGGGGCCCCAGACAAGGCCGGGAGGGGGTGCGCATTTTTGGGGGATACCCCCCCTAGCGACACACATCCGCAGCACGGACAGGTGCGGCTCGTGTTCTGCGGCGCCACGGCCACCAGCCGTCCGCCGCCGACCCCGATGACGGGCGCCGGGATAGCCTGAAACAACGATTCGGCATTCTTGTTCATTCTTCCAATCGAGAAGTAGCCGGCTGGGGTACGGTCGTTGTTTTGGCGATCAAGCCCCAAGTGACCGAACAGGTGCTCCACGAGTTGAATGATCAAGTGGCGGGCAAGCTTGTGGTGTCCATGGTGGCCGGTTGGTCGATTGGTCGGATTATGGATCTCGCAGGAGCGGCCTCTTGCCGCGTCATCCGGGCCATGCCGAATACTCCGGCGCTCGTCAAGGAGGGGGTGACGGCTCTCTCCTATGGAGCGGGCGTACGGGAGGAGGAGGCGGCACTGGTCCGTCGCCTCTTCGAGGCGGTGGGGAAGGTTGTCTTGGTTGAAGAGCGGCTGATGGACGCGGTGACCCGGGCCTTCGACGACCGGGCTCGTGCCCGGGCCTTCGACGACCGGGGTCGCCTCCGCCGGAGGAGTGAAAATGGGGTTGCCACGAGAGGTGGCCGGCCTATTGGCCGCGCAAACGGTTCTGGGAGCGGCGCGCAGCCCGGGCCTTCGACGACCGGGGTCGACCGCCCGGGCCTTTGCGGGATCGTGTGGTGTCGCCGGGCGGCACGACGATCGCCGGCTTGTACTGCCTCGAACGGGCCGGTATGCGGGCTGCGCTGATCGAAGCTGTCGAAGCTGCGCCAAGACGGCACGCGAAAAACCGGCGCCATTCCGCGGACTTCGCACACTTACGCCACGAGAAAGGCATACGTAGTATTCCCTAGGCTCATCGCGTTGTGACGGATTTCTCGTGTCTTATCAAGAGGTTCTGACTGGCATCAGGTATTCATCTTAAGGTCTGTTACATGGGTATAAACCAATAATGGACATATCTCAGCAACCACGCAACCTCGCGCAACATCAGCAGAATCGGCACGCAGATCTACGTAGATCACCGTAAGGTCTGTTACATTAGTAGAGTATCTCAGAGATCGCAAACCCCGCTCCAGTCGTGCACGGTTGCCATATGGGCCTATTTTTGGCCATTTCATACCTTCTACACGTTTACTGCCTCTGTTTCACATATATACCGTATCCTTTTGTATACACCACCCTCTATTCTTACTTTTCTCGTACATAGGAGAAAATATATAGTATATGGCAACCGTGCGCTACTGGAGCGATGTTCCGCTATCTCTGAGATATATATCTTACGATGATACCCTTAAGAGCTTTATTGGAGCCGATAGCCAGAATTCCTCAATACTATCAATCACTTCACGCTACACCAGCATCGAGCAGAAATATCATACGACCCGAAAAACGATCAAATATGCTTGATTATTCAATCAGTTGCATACTGTCGACTTAGGATTGTCCTACAAAGTTCTCCCTAGTGTCTGCCACCATGAGCTACTTTCTCGCGATAAATCAAGCACTTATGTCGTGTCCCATATCGGGACACTGCTGGATGCACAATTGCCACACAGGATGCAAAATTGCCACGATGACCCCTCGATAAATCGCGGAGTTCTGCGGTCGGGACACTGCTGGATGCAAAATTGCCACACAGTCGCGGTGATGACCCCTCGATAAATCGCGGAGTTCTGCGG